ATGAAATGGTTCGGCTGGAAAGCCGCCGGTCGCGAGGAGTCGCGGCCGGCGCTCGATCGTGCGCGTTCGCGCTTTGCGAGCGGGTTTGGCGTCGGGGAAGTGCCGCGCTCGTACGAGGCGCAGGTGCGCGCGCTGTATCTGGGCAATGCGATCGCGCAGCGGGCGGTGCGGTTGATCGCGGACGGAATCGGGGATGCGCCGTTGCTGGGCGCGCCCGAGATCGTCGCGCTGGTGCAGGCGCGCTCGGGCGGGCAGGCGTTGTGCGCGAGCGTCGCGGCGCATCTGCTGCTCCACGGCAATGCGTATGTGCAATTGCTGACCGATGCGCGCGGCGACGTGGTCGAGCTGTTCGCGCTGCGGCCGGAACGGGTGACGGTCGAGCCCGATGCGGCGGGGTGGCCGATCGCCTATCGCTACGGGGTGGGCGAGCGGTCGGTGCGGCTGGTTGCGGAGGATCCGGCGGGGCGGCCGCAGGTCGTGCATATCAAGGCGTTCCATCCGCTCGACGATCATTACGGGCTGGGCAGCCTGGCGAGTGCCGCAGGGGCGATGGCGCTGCACAATGCGGCGTCGGCGTGGAACACCGCGCTGCTCGACAATGCCGCGCGGCCTTCGGGGGCGCTGGTGTACGATCCGGGCGACGGATCGAGCCTGTCGCGCGAACAGTTCGAGCGGTTGCGCGGCGAGATGGACGCAGGCTTTGCGGGCGCCCGCAACGCCGGGCGACCGATGCTGCTCGAGGGCGGGTTGAAGTGGCAACCGCTCAGCCTGACGCCCGCCGACATGGATTTCACGCAGATGAAGGCGACCGCGGCGCGCGAGATCGCGACTGCATTCGGGGTGCCGCCGATGCTGCTCGGGCTGCCGGGCGACGCGACCTACGCGAATTACCGTGAGGCGAACCGCGCTTTGTGGCGGCTCGCGATCCTGCCGCTGGCGGGGTCGATCCTCGCGTCGCTGGCCCAGGCGCTCGGCGGGTGGTTCGAGGGCGCGGCGCTGTCGGTCGATCTCGATCGGATCACTGCGCTGGCGGAGGATCGCGAGCGGCTGTGGGCGCAGGTCGGCGCGGCGGACTTCCTGAGTGCTGAGGAAAAACGCGCGATGCTCGGCATCGCGCCGGTTGGTGTGGGAGATGCGTAATGAGTGGTGCATTGCTGGCGCAGTTGATCGCGCAAGGGTCGAGCGAGGGCGCGGACCTGGCGACGCTGCGCGCGATCGCGGAGGAAGCGGGCGAGGTCGCGGCGACGCGCGCGCTCGCGCGGCTAGGGCTCGACGATGGCGCGGCGCCCAAGGACATGGCGGAGCTGCGCGAACTGCTCGGCGCCTGGCGCGACGCGAAGAAGCGCGTGTGGAAGGCGGCGCTCGGGTGGGTCGTGCGGATCCTGGGGGCCTTGGTGCTGACGGGGATCGCGGTGAAGACGGGGTTCTGGGACTGGGTCAAGTGAGCCTGCGGTTCGCGGGCTATGCCGCGGTGTTCGACCGGGTAGATCGGGGCGGGGACGTGATCCGGGCTGGGGCGTTCGATGTTTCCGGTTCCGTGCCGTTGCTGTGGCATCACCGGGGCGCGCCGGTGGGGGTGGTCGAGCGAGTCGTGCCCGATGCGCGCGGGCTGCGGGTGATCGGGCGGATCGACGATGCGGCGCTGGCCGGGATGGTGCGCGGCGGGGGCGTTTCGGGGCTTTCGATCGGGTATCGCGTGCGGGCCGGGGTGCGTACGGACTCGGCGGTGCGGGAGCTGACCGCGCTCGATCTGGTCGAGGTAAGCCTGGTGGCGCAGCCGATGCAGCCGCTCGCGCGGGTGCACGCGATCGAGGGCTGAGGTTTCACCCTCGTGCCGTCACCGCTCGCCCCAAGAGCTGCCGTCATGCTGAACGCGTTTCAGCATCCACCGGGCGACAAGGACGGTCCGGACTCGCTGAGGGCTGGATCCTGAAACAAGTTCAGGATGACGGCCTGTTTTGCAGACCTCTCGCGAAGGCGGGAGGCCGGGAGTCGCGCACGCCTTCAGGCGTTATGGCGCGTGGCCCTGGGTTCCTGGCTTCGCAGGAACACGGGACGTTCAACATCACAGGTTTCTTTGCCCGGCGGCGGTGTCGTCCGGGTGTCTTGGCGTGGGAGAATGACATGAGCGATCAGACGATGGATGCACTGGAAGCGAGTTTCGAGACGCAGCCGCTCGGCGGGCCGGTGGTCCGGCCGGTGCTTGCGGGCGGCGGTGGTGCTTCGGCGGGCGGCGGGTTCGAGGGGTTCCTGCGCAGTGGGGCGAGCGTCGAGATGAAGGCGTTTACCGGGGTGACCGGTGATGCGGGCGGCTATGCGATCCCCAAGGAGATCGACAGCGTGATCGACGCGACGCTGAAGGCGATCTCGCCGATGCGCGCGATCGCCAACGTCGTACAGGTCGGCACTGCGGGCTATCGCAAGCTGGTGACGACCGGGGGCACGCCGTCGGGCTGGGCGGCGGAGACCGACGCGCGGCCAACCACCGCGAGCCCGGTGTTCACCGAAATCGCGCCGCCGATGGGCGAACTCTACGCCAACCCGAGCGCGAGCCAGGCGATGCTCGACGATGCCGCGTTCGACGTCGAGGCGTGGCTGGCGAACGAGATCGCGCTCGAATTCGCCAAGGCGGAGGGGAGCGCGTTCATAAACGGCACCGGCGTGAGCCGCCCCAAGGGGTTCCTCCAGGCGACGACCGCCGCGACCACCGATGCGTCGCGCGCGTTCGGGACGCTGCAATATCTGGCGAGCGGGGTGGCGGGCGACTTCCCAACGACGCCGCAGGACCGGCTGATCGACCTCGTCCAAGCACTGCGCGCGCCGTATCGGCAGGGCGCGGTGTTCCTGATGAACGCTACGACGCTCGCGCGGATCCGCAAGTTCAAGACCAGCGACGGCCAGTTCCTGTGGAGCCCTAGCCTCAGCGGCGCGACGCCGGGGACGCTGCTCGGCTATCCGGTGATCGAGAGCGAGGACATGCCCGATATCGCGGCGAACAGCCTGTCGATCGCATTCGGCAACTTCAAGGCGGGCTATCTGATCGCGGAGCGGCGCGAGACCGTGATCCTGCGCGATCCTTACACCAACAAGCCGTTCGTCAATTTCTACGCAACCAAGCGGATCGGCGGCTGCGTGTCGAACAGCGAGGCGATCAAGCTGATGAAGTTCGCGGTGTCCTGAGCGCCAGCAGCAGTCGGGGGCGGCGGCCGGGGCAGGGTTGGAATGGATCGCGCGCCGGCCGCCGCGATTGTCTGGCGGAGGGATCGACATGATCGAGGGTAATGGACCGGGCGTGGTGACGCTCGGCACGGGGGATCGTGCGCTGGCGGTGGCGGCGGTCAAGGCGGTGCTGCGCGTGGCGAGCGCGGACGAGGACGATTTGATCGCCGCGTTCGTCGAGACCGCTCTGGGGCTGGCCGAGCGGTTCCTGGGGCGGGTGACGCTCATCCGGACGATGCGCGAGAGTTTTACGGCGACGGGCGGGTGGCAGCGGATCGGCGCGGCACCGGTCCGCGCGATCACGCGGGTCGAGACGACCGCGGGGGTTGCGCTGGCGACGACGGCCTATGCGATCGACATCGATGCGCACGGCGAAGGCTGGGTCCGCGTGAGCGATGGCGGGAGCGGCATCCGCGTCGTCGTGTTCGACAGCGGGATGGCGAGCGACTGGGCGGGGGTGCCGGGGCCGATCCGGCAAGGCGTCGTGCTGCTCGCCGCGCATCTGTTCGACGCGCGTGCGCAGGACACGCCGCCGCCGCTCGCGGTGACCGCGCTGTGGCGGCCGTTCCGGCGGATCGCGCTTCTTGCGGGAGAGCATCCATGATGGACACGCTGGAGGAACGCGCGCGCGCGATCGGCGAGGCAGCGGCGGCGCGCGTGCGGGGGCGGGTTGCCGCCACCATGCGTGAAACGCTTCCGGACGTGGCGGTGGATGTGGTCGGCGACGACGTCGTGCTGACCGGGCGGATCACGCCCGACGACCCGCGGCTTCGCTGGATCGGGAGCGTGCTGCGATGAGCGCGGAGAGCGTGCTGCAGGCGGCGGTGCTGGCGAAACTGCGCGCGGTATCGGGCTTGAACGGCGTGTATTTCGGTCCCCCGGTGCGCGCGACGCCGCCCTTTGCCGAGCTGGGCGAGACGATCGCGGTCGACTGGGGGGCGAAGGATCGTGCCGGGCGCGAGTTGCGCGTGCTGGTGACGCTGCGCGACGCCGGCGAGACGGCGGTGCGGCTGGCTACGCTCACGGCAAGCGTCGGCGCGGCGATCGAAACCGTGCCGCGCGACCTGACCGGCTGGCGGGTCGCAAGCGTGCTGCTCGTGCGCAGCCGGAGCTGGGGCACCAGCCCCGGCCAGTGGAGCGCGAGCATGGATTACCGGATTCGCATGATGGAGGCTTTATGAGCGTGGAACGGGGCAGTGCCTTCTTGCTGAAGGTGGGGAATGGGGCGTCGCCGCTCGTCTATCAGACGGTCGCGGGGCTGCGCACGACACAGCTCAGCATCAACGGCGCTTTGGTCGCGGTAACGTCGAAGGATTCGGGCGGGTGGCGTGACCTGCTGTCGGGGGCGGGGGTGCGCAGCGTCTCCGTTTCGGCGGCGGGGGTGTTCGTCGGGTCGGCGGCGGAGCTGCGGATCAAGGCGAGCGCGCTGTCGGGGGTGCTCGACGATTATCGGCTGAGCTTCGAGGGCGGGGATACGCTGAGCGGCAAGTTCCTCGTCGCACGGCTCGATTATGCCGGGGATTACAACGGGGAGCGGAGCTACACGATCAGCCTGGAAAGTTCGGGCGCGGTGGTGGCGGCATGAGCGCCAACCCGGAGCGCGGCGAGGCGGAACTCCGCGTCGCGGGCGAGCGGCTGGTGTTACGCCCGAGCTTCACCGCTTTGTGCGCGGCGGAGCGCGAACTCGGGCCGCTGTTCGCGCTGGTGGAACGCGCGGCGGCGGGGTCGCTCGCGCTCAGCGAGATGGTCGCGCTGTTCTGGCATTGCCGCGTCGATCCGCCCGAGGCGATCACGCGCGAGCGGCTGGGGGACAGCGTCGTGCGCGCGGGGCTGGCGGCGGCGACTCCGGTGTTGCGCGTGCTGCTCGGGCAGATCCTGGCCGGGCGGTGATGGAGCGGTTCGCCGAGGCGAGCGTGCGGCTCGCCGGGCTGGCGGGGGCGGTGCTGGGGTGGGGGCCGGAGGTGTTCTGGCACGCTACTCCGGCCGAACTGGGCGCGGTGGTGGCGGTGTTGACGGGTGGGGGCGATGCGGTCGTGCCGCCCGATGCGGCGACGATCGCGCGGATGCAGGAGGCGTTTCCCGATGGCGGATGAAATCGAACGGCTGGTGGTGGGCGTGCGCGCGGATACCGCGGGGTTTTCGCGCGACGTGGAGGCGATGCGCGCGTCGCTCGACGGGTCGCTGGTGAGCGGGGCGGAGCGCGCCGGTCGCGGGATCGAGACAGCGCTGGTCAAGGCGGTGCGGTCGGGGTCGCTCGGGTTCGAGGATCTGCGCAAGGTGGCGCTGTCAGTGCTCGACGACATCGCCGCAGCGGCGCTGCGCAGCGGGCTGAACGCGGTGTTCGGCGGGGGAAGTGCCGGAACGTCGCTACTGCCGCGAACCAATCCGGCGGGCTGCGGCTGCAGTGGGGGGGGTGGCACCGATCCGGTTGGGCTGCTGTCTGCTCTCGGCAGTCTGTTCGGCGGGGCGCCGGGGCGTGCCACGGGTGGGCCGGTCTCGCCGACGCGACCCTATTGGGTCGGCGAGCGTGGGCCGGAACTGTTCGTGCCGACCGCGAGCGGGAGCATCGTTGCGGCGGGTGGCGGGGGCGGGGCGCGCGATGTTCGCGTGTCGATCACCGTGCAGGGCGGAAGCGATGCGCCGCAAACGCTGGCTGCGTCGAGCCGACAGGTCGCGCGCGCGGTTAAGGCAGCGTTGAGCGCGGAGTGAGGGGGGGTGTTTAGGAGCACCGCCCACCATTCACTGCCGTCATGCTGAACTCGTTTCAGCATCCACCGCGTAACGGGCTCGGACCGGATTTGCGGCGCGGTGGACCCTGAAACGCGTTCAGGGTGACGGTGCTCAAGCGAATTTGCGGATGACCGGCCTCCTCGCTCGAAGCGCACGGAGAGGCCCAGGGAGGACCACAATGGCCTATTGGCTCGCGACCGAACGGACGGTGCAGGAGCGCGGCGTGATCGCGCGGTTCGATCCGCGCTTCTGGACCGTCAATTTCCCGCGCCCGATGATGGCGGCGGTGACGACCACCGCGCCCGATGCGCTGCGCGTCGATGCGGTGTTCCATACGCGCGGCGATCTGGCGGGGCTGATCTGGGAGGCGGAGGACACGCACGATCATCCACTGCTGCGCTACGCGACCGCGCGCGATTTTCGCGGGTGCCAGCTGTCGTTCCGGTGGCAGTCGTCCGGCGTCATCGCGCTCGACGCGATCAACGGACCGGTGCTGACGATCGAGGGGCGCGACGCGAGCGGCGTGGCGCGGGCGTGGTATGTGCGGCTATGGAATTATGCGGAAGGGTCGCCGGACGACGCGACCGTCACGCTCGACTTCGTGGCGCTCGATGGCGGGTTCGTGCTGCCGGGGGAGGCGGACCCGGTGTGGGCGGGGGATGTCGACCGGATGTTCGTCTCGCTCGTCCCGCCAGGCTATGTCGCAGGCGGCGGTGCCCTGGCGGCCCCGGTCGAGGCGTGGGTCGCGTTGAGCGATGTCCGCTGCGACGGGTCGGGCGCGATGCTCGCGATCGGCGATGCGATCGTCCCCGAGCACGGCCTCGGGATCGCGAGCGGCTATGACGACAGTTACAATCTGACGCCCGCGCGGTTGCTCCGCAACGCGCTGCTGCTCGGGTATCGCGGGAGCATCGTCCATTATGTCGGGATGAGCCATTACATGCGGCTCGAGGCGAATGGCGGCGGCTATTATGCCAGCCTGTCGGGCGGGGTGCTCAACGTCGCGGCGGCGGCGTGGCACCGGGATTTCGCGGCCAGGGCCAGGGCGCTCGGTTATGACGTGATCTGGTCGCTCAGTTACGAACTGTTCGACGCTTATTGCTGGGGCGACTGGAAGCAGCGCGCATGGGACGGATCGCCCGCGCTGACCGGATGGTCGCCGCCATCGACCCTGTTGTCGCCCGCGCATGCCGGGGCGATGGCGTATCTCCGCGCGGTGGCGGGGGCGTTCGTCCAGATCGCGCTGGACGCCGGGCTGGCCCCCAAGTTCCAGGTCGGCGAGCCGTGGTGGTGGGTCATGCCGGATGGTCGCCCGTGCCTGTACGATGCGGCGGCGAAGGCCGCGCTCGGTGGTGCGCCGGTGCAGATCGCGACCCTTGCGAATGTGACGTTGCCGGCGGAGCGCGCATTGCTCGATGCCGCGGGGGTATTGCTGGCGGCGTCGACCGCGGCGCTGGTCGCGGCGGTGCGGGGCGTTGCGCCCGCGGTGCAGACGCATCTGCTGGTATATATGCCGACCGTGCTCGCGGGCGCGATGCCCGAGGCGAAGCGCGCGAACGTGCCGCCCGGCTGGGCGCGGCCCGCGTTCGACGTGCTCCAGCTCGAGGATTATGATTTCGTCGTGGCGGGCAATGCCGCGGCGACCACGCGCGGGGTTGCCGCGATGCAGGCGCGGCTCGGCTATGCGACGGGCGAAACGCACTATTTCGCGGGCTTCGTGCTGCGCCCGGACCAGGCGGCGGACTGGCGCGAGATCGCCGCGGCAGCGGCGGCGGCACGCGCGCGGGGGACTGCGCGGACCTTCGTCTGGGCGCTGCCGCAGGTGTTGCGTGACGGGTTCGTGCAGTTCGACCAGGGGGTCGACCAGGGGGAAGACGATATGGACGCGTTCGACGACGTGCTGTTCCCGCTCGCGCTCGGGCAGGAGGCGGAGGTCAGCCCCGAATTCTCGACCGCGATCGTGACGAGCGGGGGCGGGTTTGAATCGCGCAACGCGAGCTGGGCGGAATCGCGGACTCGCTACGATGTCGGGCCCGGCGTGCGCTCCGAAGCCGATATCGCGGTACTGCTCGGGTTTTTCCGCGCGCGGATGGGCCCGGCGCGCGGGTTCCGGCTGCGCGATCCGTTCGATGCGACGTCGGGTGCGGCCACGCCGACCCCGCTCGACCAGCGGATTGGAATAGGGGACGGAGTCACGGTGCGGTTCGCGCTGACCAAGCGCTATGGCGATGCGCTGCGGCGGATCACGCGGCCGGTGGCTGGCAGCGTCCGGGTCGCGGTCGGCAATGTTGAGACGAGCGCGTTCTCGGTCCAGGCGGGGGGATGGGTGACGCTCGACACCGCGCCGGCGGCGGGCGTGGTGGTGACCGCGGGGTTCCAGTTCGACGTGCCGGTGCGTTTCGCCGAAGACCGGCTGAGCGTGTCGCGCGCGACCTTCCTGGCGGGCACGGCGGCGAGCGTGTCGCTGATCGAAGTGCGCGAGGACCCGGCGTGAGTTTCCTCGAGGGCACGCTGACGACGATGGCGCTGTGCTGGCGGGTCGAGCGATGCGACGGGATCGCGATCGGATTGACCGACCATGACCGCGATCTGCTGATCGACGGCCTCGTCCACCGCGCCGCGCCGGGCATGCGGCCGTCGGCGATCCGGCGGAGCGACGGGCTCGACGTCGACACGATGGATATCGCGGGTGCGCTGACGAGCAGCGCGATCACCGCGGCGGATCTGGTGGCGGGGCGTTGGGACGGCGCGCGGGTCGTGCTGTTCGCGGCGGACTGGAGCGGGGCGGATCCGACCCTGGTACCATTGGGCGCGGGGACGATCGGTGCGGTCGAGACGCGCCAAGACGGCTTCACCGCCGAATTGCGCGGGGCGAGCGCCGGGCTCGATCGACCGGTGGTCGAGCTGACGTCGGCGGAATGTCGCGCGGACCTCGGCGACGCGCGGTGTCGCGTCGCGCTGGCGGGGCGGCGGCGGATGGTGCGGGTGGTGGCGGCGGAGGGGCAGGATATTACGGTGGATGCGCTCGAGCCGACCGGCAATGCGTATGGCGGTGGCCTGCTACGCTGGATCGGCGGCGCGAACAGCGGGTTGCAGGGGGCGATCGCGGCGTCGGACGGCGCGCGCGTGACGTTGCGACGCGAGCCGGCCTTGCCGGTGCTGGTCGGCGATCTGGTCGAGCTGATCGAGGGATGCGACAAGAGTATCGCCACTTGCGCGGCACGGTTTGGCAATGCCGTGAACTTTCGCGGGGAACCGTATCTGCCGGGGATCGACCTGCTCACGCGCTACCCCGGCGCATGACGCGCGAGGACCGTGCCGTGGTCGCGACAGCGCGCGGGGCGATCGGCGTGCGGTTCCGGTTGCATGGACGCGACCCGGCCTATGGGCTGGATTGCGTCGGGCTGGCGGCGGTGGCGGCGCGCGGGGCGGGTTATTCGGGCGCGGTTCCTGGCGATTATGCGCTGCGCGGGGGCGATGCCGCGCGGATCGGTGCGCAGTTCGCGGCGGCGGGGTTCGTCCGTGGCGCGGGGGCGCAGCCGGGTGGCATCGCGCTGTTCGATAGCGGGGTCGGGCAGGTGCATCTCGCGGTGATCGTGCCGGGCGGGATCGTCCATGCCGATGCGATGCTGCGGCGCGTGGTCGAACGGCCGGGGGCGGCGCCGTGGCCGATGCTGGGATGCTGGCATCTGTCCGGTGTTCAGGAGGAATGATCGATGGCGACCCTCATACTCTCGGCGGTCGGGACGGCGATCGGTGGCCCGGTCGGCGGCGCGATCGGCGCGGTGATCGGCAATGCGATCGACCACACGGTGTTGTTCCCGGCGAAGGGGCGCAACGGACCGCGGCTGTCCGCGTTACAGGTGCAGACGTCGAGCTATGGCACGCCCCTGCAGCGCCTGTTCGGGACGATGCGGATCGGCGGCTGCGTGATCTGGTCGACCGAGCTGATCGAGAGCACCGGCAAGAGCGGCGGGGGCAAGGGGCAGCCGAGCACGACCACCTACAGCTATTCGGTGTCGTTCGCGGTGGCGCTGTCAGCGCGACGGATCGGCGGGGTGGGGCGGATCTGGGCGGACGGCAAGCTGCTGCGCGGCACGGACGGCGTGTTCAAGAGCGCGACCGGCTTCCGCCTGCATGACGGAAGCGAGGACCAGCCGGTGGATCCGTTGCTCGCGGCGGCGGAGGGCGTCGCGCTGACTCCGGCGCATCGTGGCCTTGCCTATGTGGTGTTCGAGCATTTCCAGCTCGCGGATTACGGCAACCGGATTCCCCAGTTGACCTTCGAGGTGATCGCGGACGCGGCACCGGTAACGGTCGGGAGAATCGCGACGGAACTCTCGGACGGCGTGGTCATGCCCGAAGGCGATACGCTCCTGCTGACCGGGTTTGCGGCGTACGGTGACAGCGTCCGCAGCGTGATCGAACCGCTGGCACAGGCGAGCGGGGGGTGGTTCGCGCCGGCACCTGGACTGTCGGACGACGGCTTGATCCTGCGCGGCGGGAGCGTTCCCGAGCGGGTCGTCGCGCAGGGCGACACCGTCGGCCCGGGCACCACGCAGGGGGCGAGTGGACGGAGCATCGCTGCGCTCGAAACGGTCGCGCGGCAGGTCAGCATGTCGCATTACGATCCGGCGCGCGATTTCCAGATCGGCATGCAGCGTGCACGCCGACCCGGCCCCGGCACGCGCGACGACCAGCTCGAACTCGCCGCGACGATTGCCGCCGGACCTGCGAAAACGGTCGCCGAACAGGTGCTGGCGCAGGCGGAGGCGGGCCGGGAACGACGGACCGTGACGTTCGGGCGCGCCGCGCTGGGCATCCTGCCGGGGACGCGCGTGACGATGCAGGACGTGGCCGGCGTATGGCGAGTCACGCGCTGGGCGTTCGAGCGCGAGGTGGCGACGCTGGAATGCGTGCGGCTTGCCGCGCGCACCGCCGCGGCGACCGCGAGCCCCGGACGCGTGCTTCCGGCCCCCGATATGGCGGTGGGGACCACGCTGCTGAGCGTCTTCGAAGCGCTGCCGTTCGACGATACGCTCCTGGCCGCGCCACGCCTGACGATCGTCGCGGCGGGGACCGCGCCGGGCTGGCGGCGTGCGGCGCTATTGTACAGCACCGATGGCGGCGCGCGCTGGCAGGCTGCGGGGACGACCGCGCTGCCGGGCGTGATCGGTCGGGTGGTAACGCCTCCTGCGGCGGCGAACGCCGCGCTCCTCGATCGCGGCGACGGGTTCGAGGTGGATCTTGCGCATGCCGAAATGGCGCTGTCGGGGGCGGATGCCGCCGCGCTGGGGGGCGGGGTGAACCTCGCGCTGGTCGGCGACGAGCTTCTGCAGTTTGGGAGCGCGGACCAGATCGGGGCGACGCGCTGGCGGCTTTCGCGTTTGTGGCGGGGGCGGCGGGCAACCGAAGCAGCGATCGGCACGCAGCGACCGGGGGACCGCTTCGTGCTGCTGACCCCGGAAACCGCGAGCACGATCGACCTGCCGCCATCGGCGCTTGGCACCACCGTCCAGATCCTTGCGACGGGCCCGGGCGACGTCGCCGGACCGGCGACGGCGGCCGTGCTGGTCGGCGGGACGTCGGTCGTGCCGCCGTCCCCGGTCCTGCTGCGGTCGCGCGAGACCGGCGATGGGTCGGTGGCGGTGACCTGGGTGCGCCGCAGCCGTACGGGATGGCACTGGGTCGACGCTGTCGATGCGCTGATCGCCGAGGAGCGCGAGGCGTATCGCGTCACGCTCGGGGCGGGGGGCAATACCCCACGCGACATTGTGGTTTTCGAACCCGGCATCGTGCTCGCCGTCGATGACCGGCGGGGGGGAACGAATGTTGCGGTGCGGCAAACGGGTGCCAACGGAGAGTCACGCGCCGCCGAGATCCACATCCCTGCCTGGACCGCCTGA